TATACGAACATACAGTCACTCTATGTCATGCGCACCATTTGCAGTTGCATAAAGTATACGGAAGAAACCCGAGCTTAGGAACTGCAAAAAAGCAAGAAAACTGGGTAGAAATTCAAAGAGAAAAACATGGCATGGTATGATAGATTAATTGGCAGAACGCCAAAAGATGATGCAGATGAGAAGTTAAATCCTTCTCAGTTCCTCATCGCAAACGACGAAGGCGGGACTCTAAGTTCTCGTGAAGTCGTTACGAATTACAGAAATGCCTACGAACAATTAGAGGTTGTTAACCGCGCAGTCAATATGATAGTAGACGACGCAGCGGACATACCGTTTGACGTAGGAGAGGCTTTACAAGGCCAAACGAGTGTTTTTAAAAATATTCGTAGGACTAAGGTAGATTTATTACTTAATAAAGAACCTAACCCCTATCAGGATATTAACACTTTTAAAAGAAACCTAATTATCGATTTACTACTCGATGGTAACATATTTATCTACTTTGATGGTGCTCACTTGTACCATCTTCCAGCAGATCACGTTACAATCGAAACAAATGAAAGAACCTACATAGATAAGTTCACTTATGACCACAGCATAGACTATTCTCCAAAAGAGATTATTCACATAAAAGAAAACTCATTTGATTCCATTTATCGTGGAGTCCCTAGATTAAAACCCGCATACAGAACGATGCAATTGCTTGGAAGTATGAGGCGTTTTCAAGACAACTTCTTTAAGAACGGAGCTGTACCAGGATTAGTGCTTAAGTCACCAAACACTCTTTCTGAGAAAATCAAAGAAAGAATGTTACAGGCTTGGGTTGCTAGGTACAATCCTCAGTCAGGAGGTCGTAGGCCATTATTCCTAGACGGAGGACTTGAAGTTGAGAACCTTACAGAAGTTAATTTCAAGGACTTAGACTTTCAAGAAGCAATAGCTTCAAATGAAAAGATAATTCTTGAAGCGATGGGTGTACCGCCCATCTTATTGGACGGTGGGAATAATGCAAACATTAGACCAAACCATCGATTATATTATTTAGAAACCATACTACCAATTATAAGAAAGATTGAGTATGCTTTCGAGAGGTTCTTCGGTTTTAAGTTGAACGAGGACATTAGTAATGTTCCCGCTCTGCAACCCGAACTCAAAGATCAAGCAGCTTATTACTCAACTCTTGTAAATACGGGAATACTAACACCGAACGAAGCAAGGGAGGCGTTAAGGCTTGAGAAGATCGACGGATTTGATACACCCCGAGTTCCTGCAAATATCGCAGGTTCGGCCGCAAATCCCGAAGAAGGCGGACGACCAACGTCGCCGTCTACAGAGGAAGAATTATGACAAAAAACATGATGCTAAAGGCTTTGTCAGACTACATGGCTTCAAAAAATGTAGACTACGTAAGCCTATCAGATTATAAAGCTGATGATAAAGCTCCTGTCCGTGACTATCTTTTACGAAGAAAGTATGGCTCATGGAATAGAGTTGTAGCAGCAGCTTTACATAGATATCCAGTTGTAGTGTCAGCACCAGCACCTGCACCAGAACCTAAACCTGTAAAGGAGAAGGTCGAGGAGGCTGCAGATGAGTGAGAAGATATTTCACTGGACTAACACGTTCAAAACTCTAGGCGAAGACGACGATGGCGGGCTAGATATCAAAGGATCAGCTAGTACCAGTGCGGTCGATAGAGCTGGAGATATTATTGAACATGATGCTTGGACAAAAGGTGGATTGGAAAACTTTAAAAACAATCCTATCATTTTGTTTAATCATAACTATGATCGACCTATTGGTCGAGCAAAAGAATTATCTGTTGACGAGAATGGGTTAAATTTAACAGCCCGTATTTCTAAGTCAGCTTCAGATATTAAGGATCTTATTAAAGACGGTGTCCTTGGAGCTTTTTCTGTTGGTTTCAAAGTCAAGGATGCTGAATATATGACCGAAACCGACGGATATAAGATAAAGGACGCTGAACTGTTCGAAGTGTCAGTTGTTTCGGTTCCTTGTAACCAAAACGCTGTCTTCTCTGTTGCCAAATCATTTGATAGCATGGAAGAGTACAACAAGTTTAAAAAAGACTTTATTAAGACTAACTCAATTGATGCAGACGCTAAAATTGAGCAGTCAAGCGAGGCAAAAGCCGACAAAACGGAGACGAAAATGTCAGATGAAAAAACTGTAAGCCCTGAGTTCGATCTTGAGGCATTCGCTAAAGAAGTTGCTGAAAAAACTGCTACTTCGATTGCAATGAAGCAAGCCGAGCAAAAGGCCGCTGAGCAAAAAGCACAAGCTGAAGCCGCTGAGAAAGCAGCTGCAGTGGAAGCTGAGCAAAAGGCTGCTGAAGAGGCAGAAATGGAAAAGACCAAGACTATTATTAAGTCTGGGTTGTCCGGAGCTGAGAAGCTTATTCAAGACGTTGAAACTAGAGTAAACGAAAAGAATGAGTCTCTTGAAGAGGTTGTCAAAGAACTCCAAAAAGATCTTGCTGAGAAATCAGAAGAGATCATGAATATGAGAGAGTCTAAGAGAATTTTCTCAGATAGAAGAAACGAAGGTGACTGGAAGAAAGCTTTTGAAAGCGACATTCTAGACGCTAAAATCCTTGGTCTTGCAACAGGCAAAGGATATGAGACTCAATATGCTAAAGGCGTAATGGAGAAAGTAAATGCACATTCAGGTGTAGGTGTTTCTTCTGCAGACTTCGAGCAAATTGTATCAACTAACGTAGAAAGAGATATTCAGAATGAGCTAGTATTGGCACCTCTATTTAGAGAGATTCCAATGACTTCAGCTAACATGATTATCCCAATCATGCCAGATGCAGGTTATGCAGAGTTTACCTCTAACCAAACTGCTTCAGGCTCATCTCCTCATGGTAACTTAGCCGAGAGAGGTGACACTTATGGTTCTCCATATGGTGGTGTTGATCTTACTGAAAGAACTCTTTCAACCAAAAAGCTTATTTCTCAATCATACCTAGGTAATGAGACAGAAGAAGATGCAATCATGCCAATTCTACCGCTTATCAGAGAATCTATTGTTAGATCTCATGCAAGAGCGATTGAAAACGCTATCCTAGCTGGTGATGATGCTGACGGTGCTTTCGGTACCTCAGGTGCTTCTTTCGAAGGTCTTTTACACCTTGCAAGAAACGACAGTGACTACACTCAGTCTGGAACTGCATTCGCAACAGACAAGATTGTAGCTTCTGATCTTCTTGAAATGAGAAAGAACATGGGTAAATATGGTGTTAACCCTGCAGATGTGGTTTACATCGTATCACAAAGATCTTACTTCGAATTGCTAGAAGATGCTGAGTTCCAAGATGCTAACCTAGTTGGCGACATGGCTACTAAGCTGAACGGTGAAATCGGTCAGGTATTCGGTTCAAGAGTACTAATGTGCGACGAGTTCGCTACTCCAGCAGTAAGTAAGTTTGCAGCTATCGCTGTTAACCCAAGAAACTACGTAATGCCAAGATTGAGAGGCGTTACTATCGAATCAGACTACGAAGTAGCAAACCAAAGAAGAGTCCTTGTGGCTTCTCAAAGACTAGGCTTTATTGACCTAATCGATGGTGCAACTTCTAAGTGGGGTTGGATGTACAAAGCTTCCTAATAGCTTTATAAGGTTTTGGCGGTTTACCTATAAACCGCCAACTTTTAATTATGGCAGATTTAGTAACAGTAAACGAATATAAAGACGCAGAGGGTATCAGAGGAGAAAAAGACGACGATCGCCTTCAAGTTATTGTTCCACAAGTTTCTGACTTAGTCAAGAAGTATTGTGGCACGTCATTTATTGACTACTATTCTACCAATAAAGTAGAGACAATCAACATTAATGATCTGTATACCACGACAGTGATTTTAAGTGAAAGTCCAGTAACAAGTATTAACAAAGTAGAGGAAAGAAGAACTTACTCACAGGACTATGTAGAATTACTTACTAGTAACTATGAGTACTACTTTGATTCGGGGTCAGACTCTATTGTCAGAACAGCTGAGAATGGAAGACCTAAGCACTGGGCACAGGGTATGGGAGCAGTCAGAGTTACTTATAAAGCTGGCTATGCAGACTGCCCAAAAGATTTACAATTAGCTATTTTCGACTTGATTACTTACTATATGAAAGACGAGCACAAGCAAAGACAGACTCTTGGTGGAGCTACTTTACAAAACCAAGGTACTTCAGGTCATCGAGCAAGTACTGACTTTCCTGAC